TTCGCCCGCAGAAAAACTGACCGTTGCAGCAGGGGGCGTTGATCGTGTGGGCGCAAACATATCAGGAGCGGTGACGCAACTGCGACTCGGTTCCAGCGGGGTTGGTGATGCAATGCTAGTGTTGCAATACAACCGCACCACGGGCGCGTATCAGTTTAGTGAAGGCACTAACGGCAACACAGGCAGCCCAGATATCGCTGTAGATGCAGCAGGTAACGTGGGGATCGGGATAAGCAGTCCAACTTCAAAACTCGACGTTGATGGGTCTGTAGTTTTTGGCGCATCTATTTTTACTGGCAAAAATGTATCGACTAGTGATGTTGCAATCGAATTAGGCGGACAGCGAACCGGCAACGGAAACGCTTATCTTGATCTTCATGCGTTCTCTGGCGTTGATTACGCAGCGCGTTTTGGACGCACTTCTGGCGTAAACGGAACTGCTCAAATTTTTAATACTGGTACTGGAGACATGCAGATAACACAATTTGGTGCTGCGCCAATTGTGTTTAGTACAAACGGGTCCGAACGCATGCGCCTTGACTCCTCCGGCAATTTGGGGGTGGGGACGAGTTCGCCAACAGCAAAGCTGGATGTAAACGGAGACGCCAGATTTACCAGCATTACTGGCAAAGCCTTCAGCGGCGAAGGCGGGCAGTTATCGCTTAACAATACAACAGACACTGGCACCGTTGTTTCGCTGGATGTTGATAGTTCCAATCAAGCTCGCCTTTTTACTACCGTAAACAACACCAATCTAACTATTGGGCAGTTGGGCGGTACTGGTGGGCAAGTTTTATTTTTTACTGAAAACACCGAACGCGCCCGGTTTGCCGCAACTGGTGAGTTTACGATTGCTGCCGGTGCGCAGACCACCCCGGTGGTGGTAACATTCTCTGCCACTGCGATGACGGTCAACTGCCGTCTTAGCAACGTGTTTACTACGACGTTTACAGCGAACGTCACCACCGCACCGACGATCAGCAACCCGCAGGACGGACAGACCATCAACTGGTTCATCACCCAGGACGGCACGGGTGGGCGCACAATGACTTGGCCCGCTAGTTTTAAGTGGCCGTCTGGGTTCTCGACCACGCTGAGCACTGCGGCTAACGCTGTAGACCTCGTGACGGCTACGTACCGCAGCGCCACGGGCTTCTGGTACGCTTCACTGCTGAAGGACTTCGCATGAGCTTTGCTGCGCGGCCTGCTGGAAACGTATCAAACAGTCTCGTAATTTTACCCGTTAGTTTGTACGTTTTTGATGAGAGTATTTTTACCAGCACTGCAACTTTTTTGCTAAATAGCGACGGGACGTACTCAAGTACTGCTAATAAATCTAGTCCTTCTGGAATTTGGCTTCTTTCGGGCGCTTCTAGTGCGTATGAAACGCGTTTTGTTCTGACTTCTGGCTCATTAAACAATGGCGGAACATTAAATACTTGGCAGTCTTTGGCATCAAATATTTCTTGGAGTAACCAATCTGTCCCTTCTGGAGGTATATATTATATAGATAGGGATGCCGTTGGAATACTTCAAATACGCAGTGCAATAACTTTAGCAGTGCTATCTTCCGTACAACTAAGAGTTAGATCTCTATCCACAAACGTGTAGTTTGGTCGGCCATGATCCCCCGCGACAAACTCCTCCATGTTGCCCTTGGTGTGCTTGCCATCGCCTGTGCGCTCATCGCGCTCACCATCCACGCATGGTTTGGGCTAGGGCCTACGCTCGCGTACACGACAACGGTTGTCGGGCTGCTTTACGAAGTCCAGCAAAAATACCGTGGTGAAGGCACCGTGGACATCTGGGACGCCGTAGCAACCGCCGCGCCGGGGTTTGTAGCCTGGGCTGTATTGGAACTCCTATGAACTTTGACGCCGCCTTTGACATCGTCCTCAAGCACGAGGGCGGGTTTGTTGACCATCCAGATGATCCGGGTGGCGCCACTAATTTTGGCATCACTGAGGCTGTAGCTCGGCGTGCGGGATATCGGGGGCATATGCGAGACCTGCCCGTGGATCTTGCCAAGCGCATTTACAAAGCCGAGTATTGGGATGCTGTCCGTGCCGATGAGCTTCCGCCCAGTGTGCGCTACGTCATTTTCGACGGTGCGGTGAACAGCGGTGTGGGGCAGGCTACGCGCTGGCTCCAGCGTGCAGTGGGTGTACCGGCTGACGGCATCATCGGGCCCCGGACTCTTGCAGCCGCCAACGCGCTCAACGGCGATGCACTGCGTAGTAAGGTGCTGGGTCAACGCTTGCGCTTCATGACGGACCTCAAAAACTGGCCTTCGTTTTCACGTGGCTGGGCGCGGCGTATCGCTGACCTGCTGGAGATGTGATGTCCTGGAACCGCGAAGACTGGAAGAACCTTGTCAGGACGGTTGCTCCTGGCCTCGCCACGGCCCTTGGTGGCCCGCTGGCGGGCGCTGCGGTTCAGACCATCTCCACGGCAGTCCTGGGCAAACCTGACGGCACGGAAGAGGAAGTTGCCACCGCCGTCGCCTCCGGTGGGGCGGATGCCCTAGTCAAGCTCAAGGAAGCCGAGAACGCCTTCGTCATCAAGATGAAGGAACTGGGGATTGACCTTGAGAAGGTCCACGCGGGTGACCGTGCCGATGCCCGGAACCGGGAAGTGAAGACCGGAGATGTCTGGACGCCCCGTGTGCTTGCAGCTACTATCGTTGGCGGCTTCCTGACGATGGTCTACATGGTCTTGTCCGGTTACGTCGAAGGGCTCAAAGATCCGCTGGTGGCAGGCATGGTCGGTACGCTAATTGGCTACGTCAGTGCTAAGGCCGATCAAGTCGTTTCCTACTACTTCGGATCCAGCGCAGGCAGTGCAGCCAAGACGGATCTGCTGGCACGAAACGGTAAATAATTATGCTCCGCAAAGTCATACTAAAGCCCGGAGTTAACAGGGAAGGAACCCGCTACGCGACGGAGGGTGGGTGGTATGACTGCGACAAAATTCGTTTTCGTCAAGGTAACCCCGAAAAGATCGGCGGCTGGCAGCAAGTCAACAACCTGCAATTTTTTGGCGTTTGCCGTTCGCTATGGACCTGGGCAACGCTTAGCAGCGTCAAGTACGTAGGTCTCGGGACGAACCTAAAATACTACATCGCGCTTGCTGGCGGCGGTGCATACAACGATGTCACGCCACTGCGTAAGACCGTCAATCCGATGCTGGGGCCAAATCCTCCAGGGACGGGCAATCCTTTTTCCGCCAACGGCACGACGACGGTCACGGTTACTGACGCAGCGCACGGCTGCGTCACGGGAGACTTCGTCACCTACAGCGGATCAACGACTGCCGTCTTCAACGCAGAGTATCAGGTCACGGTGCTGACCAATGATACGTACACCATCACGTTGGCGTCGCCGCTTGCGGCGGGTTCCTATGGTGGCGCGGCGGTAATTGCCCAGTATCAGATCAACGTTGGCGACGAAGTCCAAACTCCGCTCAGTGGTTGGGGCGGTGGCGGCTGGGGCCTGGGTACGTGGGGTGTGGGCGCTACGTCCACGACGTCTATCCGGATCTGGAACCATTACAACTTTGGTGAAGACCTGATTTACGGCCCAAAAGACAGCGCCCTCTATTACTGGGACGCATCAGCGGGCACATCCACCCGAGGCGTAGCCCTGACGTCTCTTTCCGGCGCGTCGGACGTCCCGACGGTGCAGCGGGTGTTCTTAGTCTCTGACGCTTCACGCTTCGTCCTGGCCTTCGGGTGCAACGACTACGGAAGCTCGGCGCAAGACTTCATGCTGATCCGTTGGTCAGATCAGGAGAGCGCGGTCAACTGGACTCCGTCCGCGATTACCCAAGCAGGCAGCTTGCGCTTGTCTCACGGCTCCGCTATTCAAGCGGTGGCTCAGGTCCGTCAGGAGATTGTGGTCTGGACGGACACTGCGTTCTACTCTCTCCAGTACCTTGGCCCGCCGATTGTCTGGGGCTCGCAGCTTCTGGCAGACAACATCTCCATTGTCAACGACCGCGCCTGGGCAACGGCTGCGGGCATCACCTACTGGATGGGCGACGAGAAGTTCTACGTCTACGATGGCCGAGTTCAGAGCCTCGTATGCGATCTGCGCCAGTACATCTTCAACGACTTCAACTTCAATCAGACTGAGCAAGTCTTTACGTCTACCAACGAGCAGTTCACGGAGATCTGGTGGTTCTACTGCTCCGCGAATTCAAACACGGTAGATCGCTACGTTGTATACAACTACACCGAAAAGGTGTGGTACTACGGGACTATGGCTCGGACGGCTTGGATCGACGCCAGCATCGCCAGCAACGTCCCGATGGCAACGGACTACAACCGACGCTTGATCTATCACGAAGTTGGTGTGGACGATGCGGCCACTACCACTCCCCAGCCCATCGAGGCGTACATCACCTCCAGCCAGTTCGACATCGACGATGGTGACCGGGCGAGCTTCATCTGGCGTGTACTGCCGGACGTAAATTTTACGGGCTCCACGGCGACCAATCCGGTCATGAAGCTCACGCTTCTGCCGCTGCAAAGCTCCGGCTCGGGTTACAACGTCCCGGCCTCTCTCGGCGGCTCGGACAACGGCACGGTTACGCGCTCCGCGACGGTCCCCATTGAGGCTTACACCCAGCAGGTCAACATCCGGGTGCGCGGCAGGCAGTTGTCTCTGAAGGCTTCTTCTGACACGCTGGGCGTTCAATGGCAAATGGGCGCTACCCGTCTAGACCTTCGGCCTGATGGCAGGCGCGGATGAGTATCTGGGCCAACATCATCAAGCGGTTTAAGGCTCCGGCGCTGCCTAAGCCGACGGCTGAGTACAGCCAGCAGTATTTCGACAGCCTTGTAAACGTCCTCCGACTGTACTTCAATCAACTGGACAACCTGCTTGGAGAGATCGTGAGCGCACAGCCTGTAAATGTCCAGTTCTTCGGCAGTGCCATCGACGCGTTTGGTCGCGCCAGAACGAGCGCTCCGTACACGCTTTTTGATTCCCAGAACCGCTACGAGAAGAACGACCAGTTTAGTGAGACCACCGCCACGGGCGGAACAGTCACGTACACTGCCAACGAAAGCACGGTCAATCTGAACGTCACCGCGTCCAGTGGTTCCGAGGTTGTTCGCCAGACTTACAGGTCTTTTTCTTACCAGCCGGGTAAGGGCCTGCTGGTGATGAACACGTTCGTGCTGCCCACGGCAAATGCGAACCAGCGGATTCGGATTGGTTACTTCAATACTGAAAACGGCGTGTTTCTTGAGCGAGATGGCACGACGGTTTACATCGTTCGCCGCACGTACGTAACGGGTATGGCGGTGGATACCCGGGTCACGCAATCTGACTGGAACGGAGATAAGCTTGACGGTACGGGGGATTCTGGCTTCACTTTGGATTTGACCAAGGCGCAGATCTTCTGGGAAGACTTTGAATGGCTGGGCGTCGGATCCGTCCGGGCCGGGTTCGTCATCAACGGGCAAACCATCATTTGTCACACCTTCCAGAATGCCAACAATCTTACCAGCGTTTACATGACGACGGCGATTCTGCCGGTGCGGTACGAGATTACGAACACGGGCGCCAGCACAGGGGCAACGGTCAAGCAGATCTGCTCGACGGTGATTTCCGAGGGTGGCTACGAGAAGAAGGTTGCCACCACCGTGGTCCGAATGACTTCGGCCAATGCAAGCATCGGCACTTCTTTTGTTCCGCTGATGTCTATCCGGCTGGCTTCTGGTAGGACGGGCGCAATTGTTGTGCCGGATGGCTACTCGGTTCTTCCGACTGCTTCTTCGGCGGTGACGTTTGAGGTTGTGGCGGTCAGGAACCCAGTCTTGTCGGGCGCGTCCTGGGGCGCTACGGACTCCAACAACGTTGAGCGAGACCTGTCGGCCACGAGCTACACGGGCGGCACGGTTGTGTTTTCGCAGTATGTCCTGGCCTCAAACCTGTCCAGCGGCCTGACCGGAAACGGCCAAGATTACAACTGGGATCTGCAACTTGGCGCTACCATCGGGGGTGTGAGTGATATTTACACCATCGCCATCCGAGCGCTCAGCGGCACGCACAGTGCAATCGGTAGCCTCTCCTTCTGGGATCTGACCTGATGGCTCGCAACCGGCTCGCAACGGAAAACGAACTGGAGTTCGGTGGAGACGAGTTTTTCCAGCCGACTGACCTGAGCTTTGTCGCGCCCGTTGTTCCCGTTGCGGCTACGCCTGCTCCCGTAGTTCCCGCTCCCGCCCCTGCGTTCTCTCTGCCCGCTGGTTGGGAGGCTTCGTATATCGACACTTTCCGGATGCCGGGTAGTGAAGAGATTATTCAGCAGGAAACCAAACCCTACGAGTTCGGAATTCGGGATGAAGACATCCTACGTTCTCTTGGGTTCCAAGGTCCTACGATAGGCGAGACCATTGAAGGCTACGGCGAGTACGCAACGCCGAAGCAATCCTTGACTCCCGAAGCGCAAGCGTTTCTCCAGCAGGGCGGTTACAAACTAGCTTCTCGTCGCGGCCAAGGTGGGGATTGGTTTACGGCTGTAGATCCTACGGGTAAGCCTGTTGGTGAAGCGGTGTTCCGCAAGGATGAGTTTGATCCGTTGTGGAATTTGGTTACTGGGGTTCTTTCCGCCGCCGCAGGTAATGTAGCTGCCGCAGGGCTGGCTGGTGCGGGGATGCCGTCAGCGCTCGCCAGGGGGGTTACGTCCTACATCGGTACTGGTGGTAATGAGCAAGCCGCGCTGGGCGCGGGTATCGGCTCCCTCGCAACACCCTACATCGGCGGCGCAGCCAAGGCGGCGAGCGAGGCTGTTGGCGGGGGAACGCTTGGAGATATTGCCGGTCGGGCTGTTACGGGCGCAGGTACTTCTGCTCTTGGCGCAGCCGTACGTGGCGGGGATATTGGTGAAGCGCTTCTTTCAGGGGCGCTGGGGGGTGGTACGGGTGCGGCTGTAAACGCCACAACTGCTGGCGTACTCGATCAGTTGGACTTGCCTGCTCCGGTGGAGCGTGTTGTCGGAACAGCACTGACTAATGCGCTGCTGGGTCGAGACGTTGAGAAGGCTGTTACCAATGCGCTTTTTGGTGAAATAGTTACAGCGGGGAAAGAAGCAGCCGCACAGGAAAAACTGCTAGAAACTGCGTACGGTCCTAAAAGCGGCTGGAGCCAGGACACTCCGAAAAACCAGGAGATGTACCGGGAGATCTGGTTTGATGAAGCCCCTGCCCCTGCCCCTGCCCCTGCCCCTGCACCTGTTCCCGAATCCGCTCCAGTAACACCCATCCCCGTCTCTTCCCTGGTAGACGAGATTTTGGCGGCGCCCACCGTGGAGTCCATCAGTGACGAGGAGCTACTAAGCTACATCTTGCCGGACTACGTGTTTGAGCAGCCGGCGCCCGTTACTGAACTGGCACCTTTTGAGGTCACCGCTACACGGCCTGAAGAAGCACTTCCTGAAGAGTTCGTGCCGGTGACGATGCCTGAGGAAGAGCCTGCTCCTGTTACGCAACTTGCGCCCCAGGAGATTACCGCTGCGAGACCTGAAGAGGCGCTCCCTGAGGAGTTCATCCCGGTGACGATGCCTGAAGAAGAACGGCGTGTTAACGTAACTGAAGGTACACCTGCTCAGGTAGAGATTATTGCGCCCCGGGTCGAGCCGGCGCCTATCCCGTCAGTGCTGGACATCGAAGACATACTGCGCACACCGATCCCGCAGGAAGACCTCGGCGACCTGACGAAGCCTGTGCTGGGCTACATGGAAGAGGACAGAACGCCTGTTGCTCCCAGCCCTGCACCTAGCCCAGCCCCTGCGCCCGCTCCGGCTCCCTCACCTGCTCCCGCCCCCGCTGCAAAACCGAAAAACGATCTTGACGCATTGCTGTTGGCGCTGGCGATGATGCAGCAGCGGCAGCCGGAAGAGGATGAGTACCGCGTTGCGCAAATCCTAGCGCGCTCTCCCTTCGGGTCGATCTTGGACGAAACTGGACGGGGCGGCCTACCGGGTATTTTGAGAGGTTGATATGATTGGTGACGAAGACATTGACAGCCAAGTACTGTTTGATTTTATGAAACAGTATGACGTAAATCCGTACGGCGTACTTAGCGGTTGGGGTGAAGACACGCTGTCTGCTATGGGCGTAGCAAATGATACGGAGCCAGGAAACTTCGATAAGTTTATCGGTGCGGTGCGCAACATTCCGGGCATCGGTAAGTTCGGCGCTGACTTACTGAAAAATTACGGACCTAGCATTGGAAACGCACTTACTTCCCGTGCTGGCTTAGCGGGTATCGCAGCGCTAATTTCAGCGCTTGACCGTCAGAAAGCGAGTGGCGGCGGAACCCCGATGGCCTACGCAGGGCCGAAGCCTGTCACGAGGACGATGGAGCAAGGCAAGTACGGGCCAATTGCCCGGTACGCAGCCCAAGGCGGACTGATGCAGGCCTACGCCCAAGGCGGACATGTGAAGATGGAAGATGGTGGGTTCGTGCTGACCAAGAAGGCCGTTGATGGCGCAGGTGGTCCGCGAGGCTTGGCGGCGCTCGTGCCGCAGGCTAGAATGATCCGAGGCCCCGGCACAGGCACGAGTGATAGTATCCCTGCCAGTATCCAAGGTCGCAGCGGCGTAACCCCCGCCAAGGTGTCGAATGGTGAAGCGTACGTCCCCCGCCGCGCAGTTCAAGAAGCTGGAGGCCCTCAAGCCATGTACGCACTGATGAACAAACTCCAGCGGAGGGCATGATGGCAGACGGAATTACCACCGGACTCGACCCCTCTCAGTCCACTCTTTCCCCCAATTTCTCTCAGTATGTCTACAACATGCTGGGTAAGGCGGAGGGGCTTGCCAACCTGCCGTATCAGGAGTACACCGGCCAGCGCTTCGCGGGCCCCTCTGCGCTTCAGGAGCAAGCGTTTAAGGGTATCGGATCGCTAGGCACCCCGGGGCAGTTTGGCACGGCGACTCAATTTGCCACACAGGCTGGGCAGACGGCTGGGCAGATCAACTACGCTCCTGCGGGGATCACGACGAACTTGGGCCCGGTCGGCACGGTGCAGTCGTACATGAACCCCTACATGTCAGCGGTCACTGACATCCAGGCACGGGAAGCACGGCGGCAAGCAGACATTGCCCGCACTGCGGAGCAGGCGCGGCTGGCCCAGGCGGGTGCGTACGGTGGCTCGCGTCAGGCCATCATGGAGGCTGAGCGGCAAAGGAACCTGGGGCAACAGATCGGTGACATCACCGAGAAGGGTCTTCAGTCTGCCTTCGACCGTGCAACGCAACAACGTCTCCAAGAGGCGGGTCTTGGGTTGGAAGCCCAGCGTGCCAGCGAGCAGTCTCGGCAGTTCGGTGCAGGGCTCGGCATTCAGGGCCTCGGGCAGCAGCTTCAGGCAGCAAGCACGCTCGGTTCGCTCGGCACGCAAGAGTTTGGCACAGGGCTCAGGGGTCTGGAGACGCAGCTTTCTGCTGGCGAGACGCAACGCAAACTTGTGCAGGAGCCGCTAGACTTTGGCTACCAGCAATTCCAAGAGTCCATGAAGTATCCGTACCAGCAGTCCACGTTCTTACAGAGCATGCTGCAAGGACTGCCGCTTGAAGCGATGCGATATCAAGATGGTGCTTCTGGTATGACTTCTGCCCTTCAAGGCGGATTGAGCACGCTTGCCCTGCTTAAAGCATTGGGGATTGGGGGCCAATGATGATCGCACAACAGCAAGGTATCGCCGGTCTCGCCCCGGGTCAGGCTGCGCCGCAGCAAGTGCTGCCTCAACAACAGGGCGCTACGCCGCAGGCGGTGACTGGTACGCTTGAGAAACTGCCCCCGCAGCAGTTGCTGTCCATGTACAACAACCCGCAGGATATGACGCCTAAGTGGGCGGTTGCTACTGCGTACGCCAAGGCTATTGAACAGGCTCGTCTGATGCAGGCCGCAAGCGGCCAAACCGCTATGATGCAAAGCGCCGCGCAAGCACAGCAGCCTCCGGTAGTGCAGCAGATCATGTCGCAGCCGATGCCCGCCGCTGAAGGCGGCATCATGCAGGGTTACGCGCATGGCGGGGCGGTTGCGTTTCAGACCGGTGGCTACGCCCCCGACTATCAGGATGCACGGCGATTTGGCATCGACCTGAGCCCATACGATTCTCCCGAGGTTCGCGCCCAGAAACTTGAACGCGTCAAAAAGATGCGTGAGTTTGAAACGCAGATGGCAGGGAGGCGCGCAGAGATTCCTACGGAGGCAGGGCTTGCAGCGACGGAAGCTGCTTCTGAAACCCAGCGTCTGAAAGCAAGGCCGACTGGCATCATGGGACAGATTCCGCCTCCCACCGCCCCCCAACGCGCACCTCGTCCGGGTACTGGTCGGCCTGCGGCTGCTCCCGCTGCGGCTCCTGCGTCCGCTATGGGCATCGCCGCTCCTGCCAAGCCCGACAACTGGGCTGACATCGAATCACAGGGGCTCAAGGGCATCGCCGCCTTGCAGGATGTGTCCCGCAAGCAGGGGGAGGTGGACCCAGAACTTGCCCGCCTTCGTGCGGCGGCGTACGAGTCCGCCCAAGGTATCGCTCAGCGTCGGGAACGTGATCGGCTGGCTGCACTGACAGCGGCCGAGAAGGCTGCGACTGCACCGCTCATGGACAGCCAAGAGGCTTTGCTCCGTCTCGCCGGGTCCATCGGTGGCAAGATGCGGTTTGGTGAGGCTCTCGGTGCGATGGCCGGTGCCGCTGGCGGCATCCGTGGTGAACAGCGCAAGGCGCTCGAAACTGCCCAACGCGAAAGTCGTCTGGAGCAGAATGCCATCGACCAACTTAATCAAGCTCTGGCGGAGAAGCGCATTGCCGACCGCAGCGGGGACGTAGATCGGATTCGTGCAGCGGATACCAAGGTGGCTGAGGCTCAACTGAAGGTCACTGAACTGCGTACCACCATCGGAAAGGAACGGTCGCTTGAAGCTGACCGCGCCGAGCAGCGAGCGCTCACGAAGAGAGATCAGGACATTCGACTTCAGATCGCCCGCGAAGCCGCTACGGCTAAAGAGGGTGCTGCTGACACTGCCCAGCAGCGTCTTGCAATTCAAGCCATGCGCGCAAATCCTAACTACGCTTCAATAGTGAAAGAGTTGACTGAGGCACAGAGAATAGCTGCAATCAGCAAGTCCCCCACTGCCCAGGCGCGGTTAACTGCCGCCAAGACCGCTGCCAGTAGTTTGGCTAACGCGTACGGAGTGAATCCTGCTATGGTAGGCGGTGTAGCGCCCGCTGCACCTACCAGTACCGCAGCGCCTGCTGATCCCCTCGGCATTCGGAAGCCCTGATGAATATCGCCCAAATCCGAGCAAAATATCCTCAGTACAACGACCTGAGTGATAAGCAGCTTGCAGATGCTCTGCATGGTAAGTTTTACTCGGATTTACCTATTCAGGACTACTACAAACGGATTGGTTTTGCACCCGAAACCACCGTCCTTGGTCAAGTCAAGGAGTTTGGTAAGGGGCTGATCCCGGGTGCGGTGGGTCTGGTTGAGCAGGCTGCCATCGGTGCGTCTGCGCTCCTGCCGGAGGAAACCGAGAAGGCTGCGCGGGAAAAGATCGCCAGCATCGCGGGCGCTGCCAAGGCACCGTTCGCTGCGGCTCCGGGATACGAGGAGTCAGTTGGGCGTAAGTCCGGACAGGCTGTTGGCTCGACAGTGCCGTTTCTGGCTGCGGGCCCGCTTGGGCTCGCGGGGCGTCTTGGCGCAGTTGGTCTTGGTGTGGGTGCTGGTGCTGGTGAAGCAAGGACGCGGGCTGAAGAGTCTGGTGCCACTGCGGAGCAGCGGGCGACGGCGACGGCGTTGGGTATTGCCCCAGGTGCCTTGGAGGTCTTTGCACCGTTCCGGATCCTGTCCCGCATTCCTGACGCCGCTACGGCTCAGGGTGTGCAGTTGGTCAAGCGGGCTGCGCTCGCGGGTGGTGAGGAAGCAGCCCAAGAAGCCGCGTCGAACTTCGCCCAGAACCTGATCGCCAAGGGCGTCTACAAGCCTGAGCAGGAACTCATCGAGGGGCTGGGTGAGGCGGCAGCTTACGGCGGTGCCACTGGTGCCATCGTCCAGGGTCTGCTGGACTTGGCTCTGGGACGGCGCGCACGCGCTGCGCAGACTGCTCCCACGGAAGCCCCTATCGTGCGTGCAGAACGCCTTGCCGCTGAGAAAGCTGCGGCTGAGGCCCCGCCCCCTGCGCCCGCTGCTGAAATTCCGCCTGTACCTGAAAGCTATGTCGATCTGGTTTTGTACACGGAACGGTTAAAGCTACTCCCAAAATCCAAGGAACGCGACGCTGCTCTAAAAGAAGCATACGAGAAGCGCAAAGCTCTTGTTATTGCTGATGTTGAAGCACAACGTGGTGCAGCGGAGAAAGCCAAGGGGTTCATGACTGCCGAAGAGGCGGCAGCGGCGCAAATTACGCCGAGGGAAGAGGTCACGCCGCCTGAAACACCCCCTGCGCCCCCTGCGGCTGAAACTCCTACTCCGCCCGTCGAAGAGCCCAAGGTCCGCAAGGTGGGTGAACCTGCACCGCTGCCTGACGTTCTCGACGCCCCGACGATTGCGAAGATCGGCTTCACCCGAGGCTCGATCCACAACATGCTGGTCGGCAAGTCTGTCACCGATCCTGAAGTCCGCGAAGTCCTGCAAACGTATCTGGACGCCAAGCGGGAAGAAGGCACGCTGAACCCCAAGACGGAAGCCAAGATCAACGCGTTCCTGGCACGCTTGCCAGAGGCCGCCGCACCCACCACGGCACCTGCGGTGCCTGTCACGGAGACCCCAAGTGCTGATGCAACTCAACCAGAAGCAGGTGGAGCAGGCGCTCCAGTGGCTGGCGAGCCCGGTGCAGGAACCGCCCCCGGAGGGGCTGGAGTCGTTGAGCCAACTGGAGTGGTTCCTCCTGTCGCGGATGCTCAACAGCCTGCTGGAGGAGAAGGACAGCAACCCGCTCCAGTAACGCCCCCTGCTCTAGCCCCGGCTCCCGCGCCCGCTCCCGCCGCGCCCAAAGAGAAAGGCTCTCTCGAAACCCGCATCAAGGCGCTGAACATCAATGCCGCAGTGGGCGGGGTGCCTGACCTGAAGGTGGTGCGCGGAGCGTTGGAGTCCCGCGACCCGAAGATGTATCAGGCGGTGGCCTACTACCTGGGCCTTGACCCCGAGGGCAACCTTCTCGTCGGCGCGAACAACATGCCGCAAACGCCTTCGGCGCAAGAGGCGGCGCAGATGGCAGGGCTGGGTACAAACTCTGGTGATCGGGTCATAAAGGTTGCCAAGGCGCTGGGTATTACTGCGCCGATTATCCGGAAGTTTCAGGCTTCACAGAACGAGACTTTTGCTGCTGGGCGTAGTAAGACTACTTCTGAAGCGGGTACCGGTGCACGATTGGAATCTCCAGAAACTGCACTGATTACTGATCAGGAATGGTACAAACCCGTTGCCGCTAAAGGACTTAAAGGGGCTAATCATACGGAAATCGCCCGTGCCGTGCTTCTAGGACAGCGTTTTCTTCAAAACAAAGAAAACGAACCAGTGTTCATGGAGGTTGCAAAGGAAGCTCAAGCTCGCGCTAAGCGCCCAGAATTTGCCGCCGCCTTCAAGTCCCAGCAGAGTCTACTCGCCCCTGATCAGACAGGGTTTACGCGTGGTAAAGCAGACGAAGATGCTCTGACTGCGGAGCCCGAGTACGAAGACGACGTAGCACCTGGGCGGGAAGAAGCTGTTGAAGAGGGGAAAGATCGCGGAGAGGAAATCGAATCCGAAACTCGCGCCCGTGAGACTATCTACCCCGACATCACCCCTGAAGCTGCGCAATACATTCAGGAGCAAATACAAGGTAAGTCACTGATCGAAGCCGCGCAGTTTACCGCTGACCTTTTCAAGGAAGGCGATCAGAAACTGATTGCAGAAAAGACGGTTGAACGCTTGCGGCGTATGGAGGCTGCGGGGGTAAAGTTTGGCTTTGTCGTTGTAGAAAACGGTACGCGTGCACCTACTAGTGTTGCATCAGGTACGGCACGTGGTGTGTCGGTTCTGAAATTTACAAACGGTAAACCCGACATTACAGTCTATCTGCGGGCACATGATCTGGGGAGCAGTGGTATTAATCCTCGGATTATGCTGCATGAGTTTCTTCATGCCGCAACACAAGCTGGTATTGAGCTTGGTGTCCGTAATGCTGCGGTGGGGTCTGATATCTCCCGCATGACTATCAGCCTGATTGAAGCACAACGGGCGTTTGCAAAACATTTTAATGCGCGTATCGCTGAGTTTAAAGCGGGAAAGACAGAGCTTTCTGAAATTGAAGAAGCTATGTATAACCGCAACGTCAACGCTGGAGTTGACGCGCATGAGTTTCTTGCGTGGGGTTTAACGAGTCCAAAGTTCCAGCAATACCTAGAGACTATCCCTTACAAGGGGCGCTCTCTGTGGACTAAGTTTGTTGACAGCATTCGTTCATTCCTGGGCATGTCTCCTCAGGCAGATACGTTGCTATCTGAACTGCTTCACGTTTCTGAAGAAATTCTGAACGCTGACCCCAACGAAGAGATTGCTGTTGGGAAACGAATACTTGGTACGCAACAAGCACCGGCAGTGCAGAGCGCTGCCATCACACCCCAAACCGAAGAAGCGGTGAAGGGTCTCGATGTCATCGGGGAGCAGAAAGAAGCTCGGCCCATGTCGGGCAACCCGGCGATCAAGGCGCGTATCAGAGTCGCCAACAACATGGCGGGACTGTTCGATAAGTTTAACGAGTGGTACGGCGGTGCTATTCGTACGAGTGGTAACCGTCTCATCCCTTCCATATTCCTTTCCCGTGCGTTGGACGCAGACCGTATATCCAACGAAGCGCAACTTGTCGGTGGCCTGCAAAAGGTAAACGAGCTTATTGTTGCTGGTGAGATTCGTGATGCTAACGGGAACCAAGTTCTTGGTGTAGATGGTAAGCCCCTGAGCTACGCAAATGTGCTCAAGCGTATCGCTGATGCTGCTAAGAAAGAAGGTAAGTCCTACGAGCAGTACAAGTCTGTTATCGACAAAGTTCTGTACGGGCACCGGGAATTCAACATCCGTGAGAACAACCGTATTATCGAGCAGCAAGCTGCTGCCCTGGAGGCTATCGGTAAGAAGGATGAGGCTAAGAAGCTGCGGGAAGATATCGCGGTTCTGGCGATCAAGGATAACGCCAAGCTAGATCAGATCGAAGCAGAGTTTCAGAACAGTGAGTTTATCAAGGGTGTCTCCTCTGACTTCGATGCTATCCGCTTCAACTTCATTGACATGTTGGTCGAGACCGGACGGATCAGTAAAGAAGTTGCGCAGGAGTGGAAAGACAACAACGGTTATATTCCGTTCAACCGGACGCAGGATTACGAAGAGGCGTTCGACGCTGAAGGTTCTCGTGTAAGGGGTGTCGGTGTAACACGCAACATCAAGAAGTTCAAAGGAAGCACGCGTCAGTCTACCTCGGTTATCGACAACTTTTCCAAGCTGCTGGATTGGGCTACGGGCGAAGCGATGCGGAACGAGGCGAAGAACCGTGCCCTGAAGGACATGGTCTTGATGGGCGCAGCGAAGCCGCGTAACGGCAAAACCCTTGCATCCGATGAGCCGGGTGGAGTCGTTAAGACGTTTGAAGACGGCGTTGCTCAGGAATACATCGTTCCCGATCCGATGCTTTTCGTCGGGTTCACGATGCACACGCCTGAGATGAACAAAGTCATCCAGGCATTCAACCGGTACGGTACCCGCGTGCTACGTGCTGGCGTCACTATGATGCCTCCGTTCGCCATTAAGCAGGTGTTCGACGACATCACCCGCGCCTATACTTTTGCGGGGGTCAAGGATAACGTCACACTTACTAAGAATATCCTGACTAACTTCCCCAAGAACTGGCTGAACGAAATACTGAACAAGGAAGTTTGGAAGACCGCAGCAGGGCAGACCAGCGTTAAAGAACTGCGCAGACTCGGCATCGTCGCGTCGTTTGACCTTAGCCGTGAAGGCAACCTTAAGAACATCGAAGTCGAGGCTGGAGCCAAGGGCGAAACGCTGTGGAACAAGGTCTTGCGTATCATGGAGGCCGGTGCCAAAGCGTCAGACGTTTCTGTCCGTCAGGCGATCTACGACCAAGTCCTGAAGGAAACCAAGGATCAGGTTCAGGCTGAATCTGCTGCACGAGAGATCATCAACTTTAGCTACCAAGGTGCGGAAAGCACCGTTCGTAATATCGCTAGTGTAGTGCCGTTCTTCAACGCCTACGCGCAAGGTACGGACAAGCTGGCTGTAGCAGCCGCAGGTAAAGTTGTTGGCATGACCCCCGGCGCTGCGCGGTCCATGTTCTACACCCGCATGACGGTGCTGACTGCACTGGGCTTCGCCTATGCCCTGATGATGCAGGACGACGAGGAGTACAACAAACTGCCTGACCACGTGCGGGATACGAACTGGATCATTCCTGGGGCTAAGATCGCGGGGATGCCCGTTGGTATCCCTGTACCACAAGACCTTGCTTTCTTCTTTAAGGCGATTCCTGAGCGCGTTGTGCGGTACTACAAGTACCAGGGCACCGAGGAAGAGCGTGCGGCTGTCGAAGTGCTCTCACAGCTTGCGGCGCGGGGCTACGATGTTTTCTCGCCGCCCAACGTGACCCCGCAGCTTATCCGCCCCCTCTTTGAGAACCTTGTCAACTATTCGTTCTTCCTGGGCAGGCCGCTGGAGTCGCAGGCTCAGATACAACAGCTTCGCCCGTTTGAGCGGTACGGTGTCGGCACCTCTGACAGCATGAAGATCGTCGCCAGATGGCTGGAGAACCTCGCCAACGCTACGGGCATCGACGCCTTCGCTGTGTCTCCGATCAAGCTGGAGAACGCCATGCGGGGCCTTCTGGGTACCACGGGTGGTACCGCGCTCGCCGTTGTGGACATGATGGTCAACCCATCTCGGACAGACCGCCCCCTGCATCAGCAGTTGTCCACGCAATTGACCGGTGCCAGCGCGGTACTGAAGAACTCGGTTGGCACGGCCTTCATGGACGAAATCTACAACTTGGAGAAGCGGGTCGAGCAAGTCAACGGCACCTACAACCGGCTGCTGAAGACGCAGCCCGAGAAGGCCGAGGGCTACCTCAACGACAACATCGGCATCTACTCCATCCGGGGGCCGGTGCAGGGCATCATGGACGCCATCCGCACGCTCAACGAAGCTGCCATGACCATCGACCGGGACACCTCCCTGAGCCCCGAGGAGCGCCGCAAGCTCATCGACGAACTGCGTGTCGAGCAGAACGAGATCGCCCGGGTGGTCTTCTCCTTGCGCAAGCAGGCCCGCGACATCCAAGCAGGGCTCTGACGAAAAGAAGCCCCGGGGACTTGCGCCGCCCGGGGCCAACTAGGAGGAGAACCACTGGCAACTGCATAGCCAGTGGCCGGATTATGCCACGCGCCACACTCGGATGCCAAGCACCCCGCCCTCGATCCGCTCTGCCCAGGTCAATACGTAACCAAGATTGTAGTAGTGCAGTTTCACAGCGTTGAATGTCTTCTGATGTTTTAGTGCTGGTATAAAGAAACTGTGCCCTATATTTAGAGTAGGCGGCACTCTGAAGACCGCTGAGTTGACCTTTAGCGTATCACTCGGGTTTATCAGTGACCAGTTCACTGTCTTCGATCCCCAGTACCTGGGCGGCGTTCAGGATACAGTACGCGTTCACCGCGCCAAAGTCTGCGTCCCAGCCAGCACCCATGCGCTTCTTCACAACCAAGAGCTTACTGCCCGTCTCAGCTTCAAGCATAGCTGGCAACTCGCGTGTGTTGATGTAGTTCTCGCTGCACCACCGGTTGAAATCTTTCTGGACGATGAAGAGACTCTTCGTGTCGGGCTCGTAGCGAATCGTGAGGTTGTGCTTGGGCTTGATGTACGGTTCATTCTGCAAGCCGTTCGCCCGCTGCCTGGAGTCGATGCTCAGCATGTTGTTGACGTTGTGGTTCACGAAGGCCGCAATGGTCTCCGAAGCCTGCACGCTGCGCAGTGCCTGCTCCACCACTCCGACGCGGATCACATCGATCATCCGCCGTGCGATGCGTGAAAGGTTGAATTTGGTCAACCCAAGGTTGTTCGTGATGACCCCCGCCGCGATGGCGCAGATCACTGCGTTCAGACGGTACCGCTCAGTCTGGGTCCATCGGCCCTTGGAGTAGATGAGGTCGCGGGTCTCTGCCCACATCTTCTTCACGGAGTCAAAATTAGACACTACGTAATTGACGAAGATGTCTCCAGCATGACCGTAATTTTCGTTCAGGTCGTTGAAGAGCTTTTGCGACTCCAGCACATCGGAGGGAACGGGTGTCTGTAGGTTGATCTCGATGACGCGGGCCAGTTCGCCCTGCGGGTCTACCTTGATCATACCCAGCCGGTCTTCGACGCTGGTGTTGCTGGACCAGATGGTGATCATCTTCCAGACCAGATCGTTGGACCGCTCCATGTTGCGGCCAGACTCCATGCGGTCACGAGCCCGCCCCTGCGTGCTGCCGTAGAGCAGCCCGGACAATTCCTGCGGGGAGGCATTGGTCATCTCGTCCAGGCACATCGGGATGCCGTTCAGCGTGCCCATGCGGTGCACCTTGGTCAGGTGCGTGTCCTGCGAGTCCTTCATCAGCGCCCGGGAATCCCCGAAGATCGAGTTGATGCTTCGCAGGATGGTGGTCTTACCCGTGCCGCTCTTCTTGGAGAAGTAGTTGATCACTGCCCCGTTCTCTGGCGACATCATCATGAGAACGCTGCCAAACCCAGAGAGCACACCGAACGCATGCAGGTCGAACTCCGGTGCATTGTAGGCGTTGATGATCTCCTTCCACGTTTCCAGCGACCCCTTCGGCGTGAACCACGGGACGTACTTCTCTAGATGCCGAGCGACCGGTGCATGGACTACACCCTTCGGCGTGTACTCACGGTTACCTATGATGAATGTGTTCTCTCTCGTCCAACCAAAACGCGTATACATTTCTTCCGCCCTATCACGTGCTTGCAGATCTTGGATTGCCTTGGCAACGTAGGCTTGCAGCTTGGTCAACTGTGCTGGGGTAAAGACCGCTACCCCCTGCTCATTCAGCTTCTCACGAAACTTGTCTATCGCACCGACTTCTTTCTGGGCGATCATGAAGTCACGGATCGCATCATTGGGCAGGTGGTGGCGCATCCAGACAACGTCACCCAGGTCACTCTCGCGCATGCGACGGTAGACGTACAGGTCATACGGGTAGACGATCTCGACCTCGGGCTCCTCGCCATCGGCAGGCTTCTTGTGCATGTACACGCCGCCCTTGGCTCCCCGGGTATAGGGGAACGGGAACGCCGGGATGACGACTGCCTTACCATCCACCTCCACCTTGCTCGGGCCGGGAGGGGCTTCCTTGATCACGTGCCCAAGTTGGATGGGAGAGGTGATCTTCCCAGCATACTGACAGTCCGCGCACAGCGAACCAGTGTCCGTCGTGCTGAACGTCTCGCAGGTGTAGGGGCCACGAGTGTTGATCGCCTTCGTTTCGGTCTCGTCAGGCGAGTAGTTGGGGTGGTTCTTGGAGATCTCGTGTATGCCCCAATCCCGGTCATCGCAGTGCTGGGCAATCGACAGCACGCCACGCCACACTGGCTCAGGCAGCGTGTCTGAGTTCTCAATCGCGTTCTTGACCTGAGCGCATCCGTTGCCGCTCGCGGACTTCACCCAGATGACCTGAAACTTGCTGACCCTGTTGGGGTCACCCTGCGCAAGGCTCTGAGTTGTGCTGCTTCCACTCTTGGACAGGGCCCGCGCCTTGGCGAACAAGTCCTTCGACGGGATCATGATCTGCCCAATGACCGCACGCAGGGCAGAGAATTCGTAGTGAACGACGGGCGTGAGCAGTGTCACCAACTGCCCGTTCTTACTGTTGATGGTCTCCGGTACGCGGAGCACGCGCACGATGTCGGCTGTGCAGGCGCTATCGACCTTGAAGTCTTTGTCCTTGCAAAGAGCCTTCAGAGAGGTAGCTACCTCAGACCACTCATGGACTGCCACTGACTGCGTAAAAATCCAATGCGCGTGGAGTCCGTTACCAGAATCAACGATGGTAGGACGGGGTAGGTTCGTCTCCTTGCAAAAGGCGCGCAGTGCAACGGCGCCTTCGTTCTTGTCTGCATACGGCTTCCCTGGGCCGCAATCTATGTCAACATACAGTTCCCTCTTAGCCACTGCGTTATCGGCTACTGCGGTCTCACCCGCGCCGAATCCAGCGGTCACATAGTAAACGTCCAGTCCTTGGTCTACAAAGCTCTGCGTGCTGTCAGCCATTTTATCGGCTGACAAGAAGAACCTATTAAACGCTGTGCCGGATGCTCTATTGATTAGTCTAAGTGAGTACCGTGTTCCTTCTGGGAGAATACCTTCTAGGAATTCAAGTTGGGACATGGTGGCGAAAAGTTAGCCACTGACGCGTGACGCATCGTGACGGAGGACCGCTCAGGTCGGGGGAAGGGTCGAACGATAGTACGCGAGAACCTTGGCGCGCAAGTGCTTCCCGACCTCTCGTTTACCCGAGAACCACCGGTACACGGTGGCCTTCGATACGTCGAGGTCTTGGCAGACCCGGGCAACCGGAACCTGCCTGTGGATGCACAAGCGCCCCAAGGCGACCCCGATGAGTTCGGGGTCCGCGTCAGCGTTCAGCCTGATGATCTTGGCTGAGTAGGGCATGGTCGCCGTAGGGGTTGCCCCCTACGCTCCTCAGTCGTCAGCGTCTGCCCAATCGCTCAGGATCGACTTCACGCTCGGCGGGGCGGCTACCGTAGCCTTTGCGGCTTCGCGGACCACAGGCTCTTCGACCACTTCCGGCTCTGCCTTCGGCTTGACCTTCGGGGCGGGCGCAGCGGCCTTGGGTTGCACGAACACCGGGGCTTCCGCAGGTGCAGCGGCAGGTGCCTCTTCCACCCCGTCAATGTCCGCCACGGTCATCGTCACTGCGTCGATGGCAGCCTGCTCGTTCATGCGAGCGGTCACCTTGGCCCACTCGTGCTCCTCCAGCGGGCGCACCGCGCTGAAGACCAGCTTCATGTTGGCAGAGGTGTCGAAGCGCATCTCGGTCACCACAGCGTTGACCTCGATCCCGTGCCCGCCCAGGAAGCGTGCGTACTGCTGCAAGCCCATCTTGCGGCCTTCACCCTGCGCGAACAGGCTGGACGCGTTGATGTTCATCGCGTAGATGTCCCCGTCGATGTCAGAGGCCAGCAGAACGGCCAGACGGCGGCTGTAGCGGCACGCTTTGGAATCACCCTGCCCAGACCCCTTGATATCCTGCGGGCAGCCGTTGCAGGTCTTGTGCTGCGGGGCCTTGACGTTTGCATGCGGGGTGACGCTGTTGTCGGACCAGCAGACCGGTCGGACCTTCACACCCTTCTCGTACTGCCCGCCGTAATAGGTGCGGGCATTGGCTTCTGCTGCACGAACGATGATGATGTTCATCGCACGGTCTTCGTTAACGGCAACCGACTTGCCGCCGACCATCATGGTGAAGACGTTGTTGTCGATGCTGATGCGCTTGCTATTGCCGCCACCCATCAGAGACTTGGTCAGGTCGCTCAGTTGCCCACGACGCAGGTGAGCAGGCAGTGCGCTACCGGATTGGAAAAGAGTCATCTCAGACATGTTAAGCCCTTCTTACAGTTACCGTGTACTTCGATTCAACATTCATGCCCTTGGGCATCTTGTCGGGGTTGGCCTTGAGGAACTCCCCCATAGCCTTCTGCGCAATGCGCCGTTCAAGTAAATCTACCGCGTCGTTCTCCTTGATGAAGTTATGCATGGCTTCCCAGTCGGAAGTCCAGTAGCGGGTAGACACACCGCGAATGACTGTGCCTACACCAGGGATGCTGACATTCCCGCCAGCACGCTTGCAGGTTTCGAGGAGATAGGTTTCGACCATCTCCATCTGATCTCTAATCTTCTTGTCTTCTTCTTCGTACTTCGCGGACAGCACCGCACGTGCGTCACGCATCTTGATATACGCCTTGACCAATGTCTGGGTCGGTGGCAGTTCTTCGTCTTCTTGCATTGTTCACTCCTAGTAGGTGGGGCTGTGTGGCTCGCATAAAGCAGCGTGCTTCACTGATCGGGAGATCTCAACTCCGGCGCTAACCCGGAGTACCACACAGCCCCGAACACAAAGTTTACTCTTCAACTTTTCAGGTGTCAAGCTCCTCCTTGTACAAGTTGAGCAGGGTGTCCATGTCCTCGGTCTTGGCGTCCAGTGCATCGTAGAGCTTGCGCTCCACCGCGCACCCGCAAAGCCTGACCACGAGGCAGGGGTTCTTCTGGCCCGCCCGGTGCACGCGGGCGTTGGCTTGATGCCAGATCTCGTTACTGGTCACAGGGCCCCACCAGATCACCGTGTTGGCCGCATGCAGCGTCACGCCGTGCGAAGCAGCCGCAGGCTGGATAAGGAGGATGCGCGGCTCTGGCTCGGTCTGGAACGCCTGGAAGACCTCTGTGCGTCGGGTCACCGAGACGCCCCCGTGGATCGCCTCCACCGCGAAGCCGTCCTTGCGCAGCCGGTCACGCAGAACCTCGATGGCATGCCGGAACGGGACGAAGACCAGCACCTTGTGCGTGCTCTCCTCAATCGCCTCCACCAGCACGTTGTACCGGTGCGTGATGTCAAACTCGACAGTGTTACCGTTGTCGGAATACACCGCCCCGGATGCCACCTGAAGAAGTTTGTTGAGGTTAGTCGCGGCGTTAACTGAGGTGACGGTCTCTCCCGCTGCCGTCATGATGAACTGATCCTTGAGCAGCTTGTAATACTTCGACTGCTGCGGGGTTAACGATACTTCACGTGTGGTGTAGAGCATCTCGGGTAGGTCCAGGCATTCCTCTTTGGTGAAGCGTATCGCTGGCTGTAGCACTCGGTTGACGATTTCCGCTGCGTTGTTCTTCGCCTTCCACTTGAACTGCGTCACCTTCCACATCACCATGTCACGGAACGAGTAGAAGTTAGGCGGCACCGACGATGGATTCATCATCTTCGCTAGACCGTAGGCATCGGTCGGAGCTTGTGACGCAGGGGTGCCTGTCGCCATCCACAGCCATGTGTCGGGCTGGATCAGTGAGTTGATTGCCTTCCAGCGTTTAGTGGTAGCAGTCTTCACCGCGTTCGCTTCGTCGATCACGACAAGGTCAAAACTCCGTGCCTTAAGTTCGTCGAGCACCGTCTCCACACCATCGAAGTTGATGATGACGAACTCAGCGTCTGACTGAATGACCTTGACCCGCTTGTCCCGACTACCATGCGCTACATCGACGCGCCGATGCATCAGCGTCTTGAAGAGATCCGCCTGCCATGCGGACTTCATGATCGACAGCGGACAGATCACCAGCACGCGTTTGATGAAACCTTTACTTATCAGATAGTCGGCAGCCCACGCGATGCTGGCGGTTTTCCCCGTGCCGGGTTCGTTGAAGATGAAAGCCCTGCGGTACAGCGTGATGAACGACGCGGTTTCTTTCTGGTGACTAAAAGGCTTGAAGAGCCCAGGCCACTTGTAGCGTCGCTCGATGGGAGACGGCACGGACTTGACCCCGAGGTTCTTCAGAACCTGTGCCTCCTCAAGCCCCCAGTGAACCAGCACGGTCCCGTCGTCAAGTTGCCGGGATTTAGGTATGGTTGCGAGCACCCGCTCGGGGTGCCGCAGCTTCAGCAGGAGGGCTTTATCCTCAATGACCTGCACGGGTCCATTCCTTATCGCCGTTGGCTTTGTAGTATTCCCTCACTGATTCGACCGCATCATCTACATCGATGTCGTTGTCTACCAGTACAAAACCAAACACGTTGAGCGCAACTTCACAAGCCTCCTGCCACAAGAGGCCATTCAGGCAGTTCAGCATCTTGTCTCGGATTGCTTCAAGTTCTTCCCGAGTAGCTTCTCGTTCGTCCATGACTGCCTCACTTCAATGCAAAACCGTGGGTCTTAGAAAGCTCAATCAGCGTCAGCGCCTGCGTCACTGCATCGTCCAACGCGTTGTGTTCCACGCCGACGTTTTTCTTCTTGTCCTTGGCGAAGAGCGCGAAGACCGTGCGGTAGCAGCGGTCATTCCAGAAGTGCCACGGCACGTCCATCTTCAGGGCGCGGTACGCCGCAGCGAGCAGGGCATTGTCGAAGTTCGCACCGTTTCCCCAGACGATGGCGTCGTCCAACGGCGGCATCCACATGGTCAGCTTGAGCAGTGCAGCGTCGAGACTGAACTCGCCCTTGAATGCGGCAGTACGTGCAGCCTCAGACTGCTTGCTCCACCATTCCAACGTGCTCTTCTGCGCACGCAAGCCCGCCGCTTTGCACGACTCGGAGTCGATGGTGACGTAGAACTTCTCAATGATCTCTTTATCAACGTCGAACTTCACAGCCCCAATCGAGAGGATCGTATCCCCTGGTCGCGTACCCAAAGTCTCAAGATCAATCATCACATGTCGTCGGTTCATTTGTACTCCTAGAGATGGCAAAACAGCCCGATGGTGGAATCCCATCGAGCCGGTAACCCCGATCCTGTCGGGGAATCGAAAGCGTAGCCCTATGCGGGCTACATGTCAACGTCCGCCTGAGCGCGGACCTTTGAAATTCTTGGCGCTGTTCTTGCTGAAACTCGTCAGCCTGACATTGCCGGGTTTACTCTTCCCACCGTCCTTGATGGGCTTCACATGATCGAGGGCTTTACCCTCTCGGGACGCTTTTCCATGTTCCTTGTCCCACGCTCGACGCGCCCGTTGTCTTTCGGACTGCTTGGCCCGACCACCGTTGGCGAGGAAGTCTTTGTATTCCTGACGGTGGTCTCGGTCGGATTTGTCTTTGTATGGCACGGTGTATCTCCGAAGTCCAATTCAAGTTGAATCACGTGTTAACTCCATTGTGCGGGCATGACGTAACAACGCAGTGCTTTTTGCAGAGGCCTGAGGGATTAGGGTTCCACACACCGGTTTTGTACGCAGTCTCCAGCCTACCGACGTCCTGCATCCACTGCCGCCAGTAAACCTTCTCTTGCTCCCGCTCGTACTCAGCGGGCTTGAAGTGGTTTGCCACTACGAAGAGCAGCCCGCCCTTGACCTTGCGAATCTTGGGGAAGTGCTTGAAGATCATGAGCGCCATCAGTTCCAACTGCGCGGTGTCCGCGTACTTGGCTGACTTACCTGTGTTATGAGTCGGAATGTAGTGTTCCGTACATAAATACATATTGTTTGGTGACCCAACAGATATGCACTGGGTAGGGCGACTTTCTGTAGGTACGACTTTAAGTATCTCTAAGTACGTGCGCCCACCAAAAAAAGACTCCGCTACTATAGCTTTCTTTGGTGTTAAGAAAGGGTTGAACCTATGAGGGCGAAATGACAGAGGATAGGCGGTTCCCGTTGTACCGAATCCTTTATACTGCGTCACACTCTGCAAACAACGTACACCCAAAGACTCAAGTACCTCTCTTACATCATCAGACAGACGCTTACTGACTATGTTTAGCACCGCTTGTTTTCTTATCGGGTTGGCGTAGCCGTCGCCGTCCATTATACCGCGTATAAGATCAACTCGTTGTTCGTAAGAACAACGTTTATACAATTCGGGTATGTGTTTGTTACCCATAACGGATAACTGATGTAACGCGTTACGAATACCTTTGATAGTTCTTGTCTCGCATTGAGCGCCCGTAATGTTAGTATCTACCCCAAGATTGTACCCGCGTCTTTCTACTTCTTGAAACATAAACGCATCACCTTTGGTAACAACCGCAGCGGACTTATGTCCATCTGCCAACCAAAACCCGAGCACATACGGGTCGATAGGAAGATCAGCGGTTGAGTACGCAACGGGGGCTGGTATTGGGATGCGATCTCTTGGACTAAGACTTTTTACGTTTACTATATCACCAGAAAGTAGTCCCCATAGATGTTCTTCATCGCACACAACAGAGACGCCGTTAGTAAATTGTACTTCGTAACACGGTAGGTTTTTAACTTGTGATTTGCCAGTAACAGGATAAGGTAACCCGTCAGTGCCAAATACTAAGTCACCTACTTTTAGGCTTCCCATAGTTACAAACCCATTGGGAGTAGGGATGAGCGTGTTAACGTCCAAACCCTTGTAGTCCACCACCCGCGCCGTGCCCTTCTCTTCGTTGACGATGAGCAAGTCGGCCACGCCCCTGCACCATACATCGGGCGCATCGAACGCGCAAGGCTCCAAAGCCTGTGTCAGGCCCATCTTGTGCTCGCAGAGCTTCTGGCCCGGGATCGCCCGCAGGGCGTCGAGGTGGGGCTTGACGTAAGCGAACGCCCCAGGCAGTGGGGTGCCATCCTGCACGTAGTGCTCAGCGGCCTCGTGGAAGTTCGTCCCGTAGAGCGTAGCCTCGGTAAAGGGCGGCTCGGTGAAGTTCCGGTACACCTTGACTTCAGCATACTGCTTCGGACAGGTCTTGAACTTCTTCAGGGACGAGTACGACCAAGCCTTCACGCTTTCTCCATCATCAGTTCCAGCATACGCTGGAGAATCCGCACCTCGGCACCCAGCCGCATCGCGGCGTCGTGGGCCCCTTTGAGGTCGCCGTCCAGTGCACGGTGGTGCACCTCCTTCGCCAGCCGCTCCACGTTCATCAGCGGCATCGCATAGTCGATGATGTCTTCAGTCTTCACGCATCTCTCCGTAGTTGTAGCCCCACTTGGACTCGCAGTTGATCGGCAGGCCATCGGCCCACGCAGGCACCCAGCGCATGCAGGACTCGACGTAGGCCCGTGCCTCGTCGCGCTCATCCTCTCGTGCCAGGGCGATGATACTATCATGGACGGTCAACGCAACCCTGAGTTTCTTGGAGATCCGCACAAGCTGCGACATGACGATGATGCGGGCTAACGCTTGCACCCCGTTTTCCACTTTTTTAGCGCCGTATATATGTATTAATCCAGTGTCGTCTTTGTACACCCATTGATCATCATAACTATTCGGGTCTTTTCTTTTGTGTAGCTGCGGGTAGCTGATGTATAAGCCGCTGGGTAGCTTAATTCCTTTTTGTCCTTCTATAAGCAATACACCCTGTTTACCGAACCACCGTGTTTTGTTGGCGTGCATAGCTTCTAAACATTGCTCACCTTCGTACCACAAGTTCTTAATGCGCGGATATGTTCTGCGGTAGATATCAATAATCCGCTGACATTCTGATAGTTCTAGCTCCATTGGAGAATCTGCGGTCTTAAGCGTAGAGCGTAGCTTCTCAGCCCCGGTGCCAAAACCGCACCCGAGCGTGACGGTCTTCCCTACAAATCTTTCCTTTTTATCTGCCTTAGTTATCTGTCGTCCGTAGATCTTCGATGCCATCTTACAGTACACATCGACCTTGTTGGCGAAGTCCTGCACCAGATCATTCTGCCCAGCCAGCCACGCCAGCACCCGCGCCTCGATGTTGGACGAGTCACAGTCGATCAGCACGTACCCGGGCGGTGCCTCGATGCAGGCTTTGAGTTCCGTCCCGCCCCGAGCCGGGAGGTTCTGGAGGTTGATTCCGTCGCCCCCGCTGGAGCGCTTGGTCCGAGCGTAGCTGTACTTCAGTGGCACAGGCAGAGTGCTGCCCCGTGTGGTGATGCCGATGAAGGTCTGCGTGCGGGTCTCCTCCAGGGTGCTCTTGGTCCCTAGCCGCGCAGCCACGGCAGCCTGTACCCGCTCGTCGGGATGGTCCAGCAGTGCCTTGAGTTCCGGATCCGTCTTGGCAAAAGCGAACGCTGTCTTGCCCGTTGTCTTGCTGATCTTGGTCGGGGGTGTCACACCTAACTCAGTCAGCACCTCCGCGAACTGCGGGTTGGAAGACAGCCGCTCCTTACTGAACTCTGTCCTGCTGAGTAGCTCTTCCTTGCGCCGGATCACACCTTCAAGGTGTGCCTCCAGCTTGGCCCGGTTCAACCGCAGCACCGGCTCCGAAAACATCCTGATGTGCAGGTCGATGAGCTTCAGTTCTTCTCGGGGGTAGTTCTCCCGCTTGTCGAACTCTTCGATGTTGTACCAACCCTCAGACATCAAGTGCCACATGTCGTAGCAAAGTTGGACGTCGTTGAGGCAGTAGGTAGCATAGCTATTGAACTCGTCAGGCTCAAAGTCTTGACGGCGCATGCCGATGGCGTTGACGACCTCGTTACCTTTCTCCCCTATACCGTAGCGCTTGGCAAGCATCGCAAGAGAGTTGTTCCGCGCACCGAACATGGCGCGGGCCATCGACAGGGTATCCAGCCACAAGCGTGGCCGCACGCCGAAATACCATGTGAAGATCGCTGCATCGAACAGCGTGTTGTGACACAGGACTGCGTACTTACTCCAGTCGATGGCGTCGAGTCTGTACTGAATCTCCGCGTGTGTGCCCGTCACAACCTCTTTCGTCCCATCCGGCCAGCGCAGGCCGAGCATGATGACCTCGAACTTGGGATCACGGACGTAGGCTTCGGTGGTGAGCTTGGTGAGACTGTACTCCTTGGTGTAGTAGGTTTCAAAGTCCGCTGTGATTATTTCCATGCGTCGTCCGCCTCGGCGTCCTCTGCCGCTTCGATTAAGTTTTTATTAGTCGATAAAAAGTTGTATAGAGTTTTTACCACGTCTGGTGCTATAAGGAAACTAGCCCCATCCCCATCTTTAAACTCAATCCACTCACCAAAAACCTCGACGCTGTCAACAGTTTCTATTTCTACGTATCCATCAGAAATCTTCGCCATTTGATACCCCTATTATTTCCACTGTGACCTCTCATTGAACCACTGCTCCAGCATATCGATGGTGTCTTCTCGGACAATCATAGCACTGCCACCTGCCTTGTGGATGGCCGCCATCTCCCGTTCTTGCAGGGCAGTGGGTTTGTTGAATCCAGCTTTACACTCCACCCCAAGGAACATACCACGGTAGCAAACAATAAAATCTACTACGCCTACGCCTTTTTGTTTAGTATAGTAGGTTCTGTACTTGCGGAGTATGTGCTCTACGCAAGCTATGACTTCTGTTTCTTTAGTCATTCTGTGTTCTACTCTTGTACTTTTTAAGCGTTAGCGATACGCCGCCTTGAGACAATCCTAATTGACGAGCTATGTTGTACTGAGAAGCACCTGCTTTACTTAAGCGAAGCATTTCTTGTACCATTTCTGGAGTTATTTTTGTTTTCGTTTTAATTTTTGGTGTTTGTACAGCTTGTGTCACATCCCAGCCAAGTTTGTTTACACGATCAAAGACTATATCTGGCGGAAGTCCAGCGTCACGGGCAAGGGCAGACAAATGCTTTGTTGTGCCTGCTACTGTTTCCGTACGATTACGTGAAGTATTGGCCCCTTGCTCAAATAAAGGTGTCCAACGACAGTTACCAGGCATGTACCCTTTAGTGTTATCGATGCGGTCTAGTGAATATCCCGGTGGACATTCCCCCATATCTGCTAAAAAATTATCGTACACGCTCCACCGAATGTCTATGGTGACCCCTCTGTAACATTGATTTTTTAACTTGTGTGTGCTTGCTACACGGCTGTGCATAGACCTCCATTTTTCATAGGTATATGTTTCGGTGCTTCCGTGCGTAGTGTTTCTGGCGCGTAGCTGCTCTTTATGTAAACAGCCGCAGGACCGTGAATGACCGTACCGGAGTTCCTGCTGTGCAACGGACTTAATTGTTCCGCAAAAACAAGCACAGTTCCACCTACGACGCTTCCCCACCGCTGTCTGTGTGTCCTCCGACAACACCGTCAAACGGCCAAACACTTGCCCTGTCAAATCCAGCGGCTTTCGCATTTGCGATCTCCTTGAGTAAAGCGTCCAACAGAGCCACGTTGTCCGTATGGATAAGCAGGACGGGGGCCCCCGCAGCCAAGGTCTTGGCCGCATTATGGGATTGTAATCCCGTTGGCCGGTTTTTGGAAGTGGCTTTACATTCGATCCCCACAAAATACCCGTTTAGCACGCAGCAGATGTCGAACGTCCCTGACACGCCATAACCGTTCTGGGCGGGGAAGAAGTGCCACGCCTTGTACTTCTCGATGATGCTGACGCACGCTTGCTTGACTTTTTTCTCAGGGGTCGCTGCCATTAGCGCACCTTACCTTCCAGCCGATCTGCGACCAACTTTGCGTATCCAGCTATATCTACCCAAGAATCCGCGTAGTTTGGGTCGCCATTGATTATGCGTCCAATTTTATGTGCAATCATTTCTAGAGCCTCTTGTTGATCATCATCGAGTTTCTTGTCTCTGGCTATGAGATGTTGACGAATGGTACGCTTAAGATCCATAGTGATATGCGCGTGGCCTAGGAAACTGCCGTAGCGTGATCCGCGCTCGTCGAGGGTTTGGTTGATATCAGTTGTCATCGGTTTCCTTGAAAAGTTTCGCCTCGGGCCCGCACTCGCGGCCCTTCGCTCGGGCGTCTATGCAGTATGCCCACGGTTGGCGCCCCACCGTGACCGGTGTGACCTTGCAGCGCAGCACCTCGGTCAACTCCTTGTGGCCCTCCAGGCGCTTGTCCACGTGCGCGCACCGCTGGCACTGCTCGCGCTGCTCCCACCACAGCTTGGTGGCGGGGTGGACGGAAAGGAACTCAGAACGAAGGGTTGCCATCGTCGGGGTCCTGTATGGAGGTTTGGCCTCGGGCGCGGATGGCGGCGGAGCATCTGCGCGCCTCCATATCTTCGCGGTTGTTGTCGCCCATGTATCGACTTTCACACACCCGCGCACACGCCTCGCGTTCTTCTAGCCGAGCCTGCTCGGCCAAGGCGCAGAACTGCGTGGTCGTCTGACCCTGGGCGCACTGCCGCCAGCCTTCGGAGAGCATGTGGTCGCGTAGCAGGGCGGCGAAGCGGACAAGATACAACGGCACCACAAAGCGAACTTCCACACCGTTGTCATGCGCTCCGGCAATCCGTGCCAGTTTGATGAGGTCTTCGTCGGTGTTCATGTATTCCCCCTTGCGCGGATTGCGGCGGCGCACTCTTGCCAATCAAAAGCATTTGATTCTTCACACACCTTCGCACACGCCTCGCGCTCGGCTGCGGCGACGAGGTCCATGAACCGCCGCACCTCCTCGTAGGTGAACACCACGGTGTGATCAAACGCAGACCCGCCGACCTGCCGAGTGAGGCGGATGATGTCTTCGGTGGTCATTTCTTTCCCCCCGCCTTATAAGCAAGTTCAGCCTTGAGGTAGCCCGCGAAGAAGGCCTCGGCAATCTCCCATGACTGGAAGCGCTCAAGGCACACGTCCTTTGCGAAAACCGGGTTGTCGGGCGCGGCGTACAGATAGATCTCTCCGGCTACGTAGTGGTTGCCGTTTTCTCGCAACTCGAATCCGCACTCCTTGGCGAGCCGGAAGCAGTTGTCGATCTTGTACTTGATGGCGAAGGGTCCGTTCATGTCATATTCCTCCCAATCTCAGCCGCAGCCCTGACGATGGCGCGGCGGGTGGCGGCGTAGGGATCGTTTTCCACGTCGATGCTCAACGCAACATTCCCGCGTTGATCTGATACCTCTACAAAATCGCTGCGGATGTTGACTTCCAAGCGCAACTTCACCGCCAGCCGCAGCGCATCGCCGTCGTCGTGAAGTGGAGCCCACCAGTAACCGAGTCGCGTCACGCCCTTGCCTGCATCGGTGCCATCTTCGACAACGCTTTCAAGTTCAATCCCAGCCGCCTTCGCAGCGGCCTCCAGCAGTTCGCGGTCGGTAGTCATCCCTTGCTCCTCTCTGCCAGCATGGCGTCGGCGTATTCGTAAGCTACTACGGGCATCTCCTCTGCAAACTTCCGTTTGTCCGTGTTCGCCACATTCGGAAACGCGGAAAGCATCCCCTGCATCGCCTTCGCCGCAAAGTAATCGCGCAGCGAAAGCCCGCCTGTAATGTCGTAGCCACCTTTGAGGTTGTAGCTGCATTGCGGAAACGCCGGTCCTCCGGTGTCTTTCATATCTTCCTCCTCAGCCACCGCCACAGCGGCAGCAGCGCCAAACCTTTCCAGAAGCCGCGTTTGAATGCGGGCCAGTTCATGTGTAACTCCTCTTCGGCCAATCATCGGGCCGGTCTGTCCATTCGATGATGCTTTGAGAGCGTGTATCCCTCCTTGCGAACCAACTAGCTTCCGTGGCAGTCATATCGGAATACGCGGGCAGGCTCCACCATCTGCCGTTCCACCAGCGCAGAGATCGGGGCTCACGGCAAACACTCGCAGGCCACCAGCCGATGCTGGGCGGCGGGCCTTTGTGCCATGTGGTCATGCGAACCTCCTACGAAACTCGGCGGCTTGTGCGGCCCACGCTGCGGCCCACGCTGCGGCACTCGCTGCGCCCCTCGCTGCGGCACTCGCTGCGGCACTCGCTGCGCCCCTCGCTGCGGCACTCGCTGCGGCACTCGCTACGTCCCACGCTGCGGCACTCGCTGCGCCCCTCGCTGCGGCACTCGCTGCGTCCCTCGCTGCGGCACTCGCTGCGTCCAGTTCTTTGTCTGTCGCTTCGCCGTTAGCGTGTCGCTCTGCGACATCCAGTGCAGCCAGACTGCGCGGGTCCGTCATCAGGTGCTGCACCTGTCTGGCGCACCACACGGCGTAGAGTCGCGCTTCACGGTCGATGCCGTCGCAGGCACGCAGGCACCACAGCGTATCGTCCAGCCCGTTGCTGTCGAGGATCGTCGTCAGCGCCAGCGGCTCGTCGTCGGGTTGCGTCTTGCCAAGGTGACGCAGCAGTTTGGCCCAGCCGTCAGCGCAGGGGGCGTGTGCGCGGATTTTGTTGAGGGTGGTGTAGGTGGTCATACCTTCCCCTCCGCCCGTGCGATGGCGGCGCGGGCTTTCTCTGCGTGCACCGATCCATACGCCGGGTCTTCTTCCCAGACCTCCAACATCTCCTTCAACGCCTCCAGCAGTTCCGGCGCGGCGGCGGCAAGTTTCCAGTCCTGCTCTGTAACAGGTCCGTTCAGATCCCAATCGCTGCTGCCGACGTAGACAGCCTCCCACGGCCCCGGTGTGTGCTTGCTCATACCTTCCCCTCCGCCCGTGCGATGGCGGCGCGGGCCTTCTGCTCCACGCCGTAGGTCTTCCACGCCTCCTGCGGCGGGTCTGACAGCAGCATCGTGCCGTGCGCGGACAGCGCCAGCTTCAACGCCTCCAGCAGTTCCACATTCTTCTCCCGCTCCTTGGCGTACAGCCGACACACAGCTTCCGTGTCCCCGCGTTCACGCTTGATGCGCTCGGCGGGCGTCTCGCCTTCCTTCAGGTACGGTTCGCAGGCGGCGACTAGGTCGTGCAGGCGGCGAATCTGCGCATAAGCGCTGTCCAGCAGCTCGCGCAGTTTGTGGCACTCGGCCTCAAGGTCGCGCTTATCCTGCACCACCACGCCGAAGGCTTCCGCCGCGCCTTCTTCGGCCGC